CCGTATGCTCAAGAAGCTAGCCACAGCTTATATCAAGCGCCAGTGGGGTAACAATCTCAAAAAATATCAGGGTATGCAATTACCTGGTGGTATCATGATGAATGGTCAGCAAATCTATGAGGAAGCTGTCCAAGAGATTACGGAACTAGAACAACTCATTCGTGACACTTTCGAAGAGCCACCACAGTTTATGGTAGGTTAAAATGGCAACGTCCGTATATTTTAACAACTATTCAGTCGGCGTTATTAACGAACAGAGACTACTAGAAGACTTGATTGTGGAATCTATCCAGATAATGGGTCACGATTGCTTTTATATTCCGCGCGACTCATACAATGGCGATGATGAAATATATGGTGAAACAATTAATGCTAGATTTACTCGCGCATATTCGATGGAAGTTTATCTGGCTAACGTTGAAGGTTATGAAGGCGACGGCGACTTCTTCTCTAAATTTGGTTTAGAAATCCGAGATACATCCAACTTTGTTGTATCTACTAGAACATTTAACAAATATGTACCTACAAATATTGCTGATAGACCACGTGAAGGTGACTTACTTTACGTGCCAGTTATGCGTAAACTTTTTGAGATAAAGTTCGTAGAAGAAGAATTAAACTTCTTCTCTATCGGTAAACGCAATCCTTACATGTATGAATTGCGCTGCGAACTATTCCGCTTCTCAGATGAAAACTTTGACACAGGCGTTGAAGAAATCGATGATGTGGAAAAAGAAGCATCATACACAATCGAACTGACTTTGGGTGCAGGTTCAGGCACATTCTATGATAATGAAATTGTTTTTCAAGGTTCAAATGTAACCACATCGAATGTTAAAGCTGTTGTTACAGAATATGATGTAACGACTAAGAAGCTTACTCTACACAATATAATTGGCAGCTTTGCTACGGCCACAACAATTCGTGGTGTAACATCAAACGCAGCCTATACAGTAACATCAACTGACGTTCTTGGCGACAATGTATTTTATGATGATTATGACAACAAAGAAATTCAAGACGAAGCTGTATTGTTTATAGACTTATCAGAAATTAATCCATTTGGAATGCCATAATGTTCGGAACACATTTCTATCATAAACTAATGAGAAAATATGTTGTACTATTTGGTACAATGTTTAACAATATCACACTTGTAAAAACAAATACTGATACAGGCGCAGAAATTGAACGCATGAAAGTTCCAATTACATATGCACCAAAAGAAAAGTATGTTACGAGACTTCGTGCTGATCCGGATTTGCAAAGACAAATACAGATTAGACTTCCAAGATTGTCTTTCGAATTAACTGGAATTGCATATGATGTATCAAGAAAACAAAATTCTTTATTAAAAGTAGCTAAGGGTGGATCTGGCACAACAGCCAAGTCTTCTTATATGGCTGTACCTTATGATTTATCATTTGAACTTAACTTATACACTCGCAATATTGATGATGGTAATCAAATCATTGAACAGATTTTACCTTATTTCAATCCAGACTATACAGCTACGATTAATCCGGTATCATCTCTTGGCGTGCTAAAAGATGTTCCTCTCATACTTAATACAGTCACAAACAACATTGAACACGAAGGCAACTTTGATGCTGTGAGATTTATAACTTGGACATTAACTTTCACAATGAAAGCTCACTTCTATGGTCCAGTAACAAATCCAAAGATTATTCGCAAAGTTATTGCAAACATCTTTAACGATCCATCTTTACAGGCTGGATATGTAACAAGAATTAATCTTACTGGTGGTAATAATGGAACTTTTATGCAAGAAGATATCGCATATCAAGGTAATAGTTACGAGTCTGCCAATGCTTATGGTGTTATTCTGAGTTGGTCTGCAAATACTGGTAAACTTGCTCTTGGTGGTGTACAGGGTCAGTTTAAAGTAGACAATACAATTCGCGCACTATCGTCCAATGCAGCATACACTTTGGATAGTTTCGACATATCACCGTTGAAGTTGTCTAAGATTGTAATCGAACCTGATCCAATCACGGCTGAACCTGGTGATGACTATGGATATAACATACAAATTGAGGAATGGCCAGAAATAAATGAGTAAGACACATGATGCGCTAAGTGAAGCACTTGGTATCGAAAATGCAGTAGAGATTATTCCACCAAAGAAAGAAGAAGTTATAGTCAATACTCCACACGAAACAAACGATGCGGATGCAGACTACAATCTTTCTCGCAGAACTTTCCGTGACTTGATAAACAAAGGCAATCAAGCAATGGAAAGTTTGACTGATTTAGCCAAAGAATCAGAATCTCCACGCGCATACGAAGTATTGGCTACCATGATGAAAACCATCGCAGATACCACAAAAGACTTGTATGATCTACAGAAGAAGACAAAAGACCTTAAAGATAATGGTAAGAAAGAAGAAACGACTGTGACAGTGGAAAAAGCTGTGTTTGTTGGCAGCACGGCCGAATTGCTTCAACGAGTTAAAGAAGAGAAGAAAAATGAAAACATTTAAGCAGTTTTTGGAAGAATCATGGCGTTCACTAAGAGCACCACAACAAGCTAGAGAGTTATCAAGAGAGTTTGATTCTAAAGGTGGTGAGATTGCTAGTCAAGTAAAAATGGACAAAACAGATAAGTTTATGCATCCTGCTATTCGTAAAGCTATGGCAAATATGGCTAAAAGACCTGATCTTGTACGTAAGCAACTTTCCGCGCCAAGAGAAACTTATGGTAAAGATACGATTAGACAAAGAAAAGTGGCAAATACTACAGGCGATCAAGATTGGGATACAGCAAAAACTCAACTTACTCCTGAAAGAGTTGCGAGAGCAGAAAAAAGCAGAAGCAAAGTTCAAACTTCACCAACTATAATGAGAGTTCGTGATCCTATGTCAGGTAGAGATGTTGAGCATAATATCGGTGGTAATACTAGACTTTCTTCTATGACAAAAAGAAGAACAGCAAAAGTGCATGTGATTAAAGGAACAATAAATCGTGATAAACCTAAACAATGGAACAAACTTGAAGAATGAATAGAGGTTATAATAATAATCCAAATTTACCAAAAGAAGATTATAAACACGCTTTTTCTCAAAAAGAAATAGATGAGTTTGTGAAGTGTGCTGGTGATCCTGTCTACTTTGCAACCACATACATGCGTATTATCAACGTTGATCATGGTCTTATGCCATTCCGTATGTGGGACTTCCAGAAAGAGATGTTGAATACGTTCCATGAGAACCGCTTCTCTATCTGTAAGCTGCCGCGACAGGTCGGTAAGACAACCACATCTGTTGCATTTTTGCTACACTACATTCTGTTCAACGAAAACGTCAACGTAGCCATTCTTGCTAACAAATCGGCTACAGCCCGCGAAATCATGGGTCGTCTCCAGTTAGCTTTTGAATACTTGCCTCGTTTCTTACAGCAGGGCGTCAAAGAATGGAATAAAGGTTCAATCGAACTGGCTAACGGGTCAAGAGCCATCGCTGATTCCACATCTGGTAGTTCCGTTCGTGGTCGTTCGTTCAACGTCATCTTCCTTGACGAGTTTGCGTTCGTTCCAAACAATATCGCAGAACAGTTCTTCATGTCTACGTATCCTACGATTTCTTCTGGTAACACAACGAAGGTTATCATTGTATCGACACCAAACGGTATGAATCTATTCTATCGTATGTGGACAGAAGCTATTGAAAAACGTTCTGACTATATTCCAATCGAAATACACTGGAGCATGGTGCCAGGTAGAGACGAGAAGTGGAAAGAGCAGACTATCCGTAACACTTCACCTGACCAGTTCCGTCAAGAGTTTGAGTGTGAGTTCATTGGTTCTACTAATACTCTTATTCATCCAGTCAAGCTTCGTGCTATGACTTGGGTTACACCAATTCAGATAGAAGAAAGTCTCAGAATATATAAGAAACCTGAACCAGGCAGGACTTATTGTATGACAGTGGATGTGGCCGAAGGTCAAGGTCTAGACTATTCTACGTTCTCTATCATCGATGTGACAGAGATACCTTATCGACAGGTAGCAATATTCCGAGACAATAAGATATCTCCTATGCTATTTCCAACCAAGATAGTGCAAGTTGCTAAGGCATATAACGAAGCGTTTATATTGGTGGAAATTAACTCTATTGGTCTTCAAGTTGCAGATATCATTCATAATGACTTTGCATATGAAAATCTAATAAAGATTGAGATGAAAGGCAAACAAGGTCAGCAGCAATCTCCAGGTTTCAAGAAGAAGATTGCTTTTGGTCTAAAAACATCAAAGCAGACCAAGATGATTGGCTGTACCAATCTTAAAACTCTGGTTGAAAGCGACAAGCTTCTCATAAACGACGAACAGACTATTATGGAATTGACTACTTTCTCGGCCGACAAACAGACTTTCAAGGCTGAGGAAGGTAATAACGACGATTTGGCTATGACGCTGGTTCATTTTGGCTGGCTGACAGGTCAAAGATACTTTAAGGAAAATATCCAAAACGACATTCGACAGGCTCTCCAGAAAGAGTTGTTTGACGTTATGGATCAAGATATAGTACCTTTCGGTATTATAGATAATGGTATAGATAATCTAAACGAAAAAGATGCTTCAGGTGATATTTGGTATGAGGATCGCAGTAGAATGTATCCTTTTGACGATATGAATTGGTCAAATAAGCTATAAATACTCGTTTTTCTAAATAATGTAGAGAATGAATAATCTTTCTTTTTAAAGGAGAAACACGATGGCATTTCAATTGTCACCAGGCGTAAATGTATCAGAAATCGACTTAACAACTATTGTACCTGCCGTTGGTACAACTGAAGGTGCTTTTGTAGGTAATTTTAACTGGGGTCCCCTAGATGAAATTCGCACAATTTCCTCAGAAATCGAATTGGTAGATACATTTGGTAAGCCAGATAACAACAATTTCGTAGACTTTTTCACAGCAGCAAACTTCTTATCATATGCTCGTAACTTGAAGCTTGTTCGTGCAGCAAATACAGCAACAGCAAAGAACGCTTCTATCGGTAACGGTATTCTAATCAAGAATGCTGATGACTATACAACAAATTATATTAACATGGAAGCTGCAAACACAGCCGGTATGTTTGCTGCTAAGTTCCCAGGCGATCTTGGAAATAGCTTGAAGGTTTCTATGTTTACCGATACAAACTATTATGCGCGTTCTGATTGGAACGTTGAAGTTTGGCCATATGCAGAACAGTTTAGTGGTGCACCAAATACATCAACATTTGCTGCTTCTGTTGGCGGTTCTGGCGACGAACTTCACTTGATTGTTATTGACGAGGATGGTAAGTTTACAGGTGTAGCCAACACAATCCTTGAAAAGTTTGCTTATGTATCTAAGGCTGCTGACGCAATTACATCTGAAGGTTCTTCAAATTACTATGTAAACGTTATTAATGAACGTTCAAAGTATATTTACATAATTAATCATGCCCAAACAGACGCAAATGTTGCTGATGCTACAAATTGGGGTTCAAGTGCCGTAGGCACTAACTTTACTCAAGGCGATGACCAATATACTGTATCTCTTTCTGGTGGTACACTCGGTGCTGTTACAGATGCTAACCGCATTACAGCATATGATAAGTTCTCAAATGCAGAAGAAGTAGACGTTTCCCTCGTTGTTACAGGCGGTGCTAATCTTGCAGTTGTACAGCACTGTATCGACAATCTTGCTGAATACCGTAAAGACTGCGTTGTTTTCTGCTCACCAACAAGAGCAAACGTTGTTTCAGTTGGTGTTGGCGATGCCTCAAATAACGCAATTGCGTATCGTACAGCAATGAATCGCTCAACATCTTATGCTGTTATGGACTCTTCTTGGAAGTATCAGTTCGACAAGTACAACAACGTATATCGTTGGGTACCGATGAACGGCGATACTGCCGGTCTATGCGTAAGAACAGATTTTGAACGTGATCCATGGTTCTCACCAGCTGGTTTCAATCGTGGTCAGATCAAGAATGTTGTAAAGCTTTCTTACAATCCAGATAAGACAGACCGCGACGAACTATACAAGAATGGTATTAATCCTATCGTTTCTTTCCGTGGCGAAGGAACTGTTCTTTACGGCGATAAGACAATGTTGACTAAACCATCAGCGTTTGATCGCATCAACGTTCGCCGTCTATTCATTGTACTTGAAAAAGCTATCGCAAGAGCAGCTAAGTACAGCCTATTTGAATTCAACGATGAGTTTACACGCGCACAGTTTGTTGCTCTAATTGAACCATATCTTCGTGATGTACAAGGTCGTCGTGGTATCTACGACTTCCGCGTAGTTTGCGATGAAACAAACAATACTCCTGAAGTTATCGACCGTAATGAATTTATTGGTGATATCTACATCAAGCCTGCTCGTTCAATCAACTTTATCCAGTTGAACTTCGTAGCAGTTAGATCCGGTGTAGCCTTCGAAGAAGTTGTCGGTAGATTCTAATTTATTGTTAATGTAGCATAAATATTCAAAAGGAGTAAAATAAATGGCTAGATTTAACGTACAAGAATTTAGAGCAGAGATGACAGGAGACGGTGCCCGTCCTAATCTGTTCAACTGTTCTTTACCATTCTTAGGAAATTTGCTTGGTAGAGCAGGAATTAAATATAACTTTATGTGCCGTACAGCACAGCTACCTGGTTCTACTGTGAACCAAGTGCCTGTAAACTATTTTGGTCGTGAACTAAAATTTGCTGGTAATCGTACATTTGCAGAATGGACAGTTACAATCATCAATGACGAAGACTTTGTAGTACGCAATGCATTTGAACTTTGGATGAGCAAACTTAACTCTCACGTAGCAAATCTTCGTGACAGCAACTATGTAAGTCCAGCTTCATATCAGCAAGATGGTATTGTAAGACAGTTTGGTAAAGCTGGTGACATTTTGAAAAGATATAAGTTTGTTGGTATGTTTCCAATTGATATCACTCCTATCGAACTTGATTGGGGTGCAAACGATACTATTGAAGAATATGCAGTAACATTTGCATATCAGTGGTGGGAATCCGATACAACCGATAAAACTGAAACTTCTACTGATGGCATTGAACAGCCTGTAGGTGTTTAATATATAGAAGTGGGGAGAGTTTTTCTCTCCCCCTTTTTATCGGAGGATCGTAGGTGGTTCAATTATTTGGTTTTGAGATTTCACGTAAAAAAACGAAGCAAGATACTGCTTCAACATCAGATACTAGCAAGTCGTTTGCCTTACCGCAAAACGACGATGGTGCTGTTACAATCCAATCAGGAGCGTATTATGGCACCTATGTTGATTTAGATGGTGTTGTTCGTAACGAAATAGAACTCATTACACGATATCGTGAAATGTCAATGCAACCAGAATTGGAAACTGCTATTGATGAAATTGTTAATGAAGCCATTGTAAACACAGCTAAAGACAAAGCTGTGGAAATTAATATGGACGATTTGAAACAGCCAGAAGCCGTAAAGAAGAAAATTCGTGATGAGTTTGATGTTGCTCTAAAACTGTTAAATTTTGGCAATATGGGTCATGAAATATTCCGTCGTTGGTATATTGACGGCCGTATGTTCTATCATGTAATCATTGATGATAGTAGCCCAGCCAAAGGTATTCAAGAACTCAGATACATTGATCCTCGTCGCATTCGCAAGATCCGTGAAATCCAGAAGACAAAAGATCCTCGCACAACTATCGATGTAATTAATAAAATTAACGAATATTACCTCTACAACGAAAGAGGAATTATTGGCGCTCATTCCAACTTGGGTGCAAAGATTGCTGTAGATGCAATCATTAACGTCAATTCTGGTCTAATGGATAGCAAGAGAGCGATGGTTCTCTCGTATCTGCATAAGGCCATCAAACCACTAAACAATTTGAGAATGATCGAAGATGCGACAGTTATATATCGTCTATCGCGTGCCCCAGAACGCCGTATTTTCTATATTGATGTCGGCAACATGCCAACAATCAAAGCAGAACAGTATCTAAAAGATATTATGACCAAGTATCGTAACAAGTTGGTTTACGATAGCACGACAGGCGAAATCAAGGATGACCGTAAGCATCTTTCCATGCTAGAAGACTTCTGGCTTCCTCGTCGTGAAGGTGGTAAAGGCACAGAAATCACAACTCTTCCAGGCGGTCAAAATCTTGGCGAATTGGAAGATGTAAAGTATTTTGAACGCAAGTTGTACAAAGCACTTGGCGTTCCTATCGGTCGCTTAGAACAGCAACCAGGCGGCGGCATTCTTGGCCGCTCAACAGAAATCACTAGAGACGAACTAAAGTTTTCAAAGTTTATTGACAGACTACGCAATAAGTTTGCTACATTGTTTGATGACATTCTTCGTGTCCAATTGGTACTCAAGAAAGTTTGTACCGAAGAAGAATGGAAAGAGTTCAAAGAAGATATCTATTATGACTTCAAGAAAGATAACAACTTTGATGAACTAAAAGAATCTGAACTTCTAATGAACCGTATTGCCACACTTCAAGCTGTGGATCCATATGTTGGTCGTTATTATTCCATGCAGTGGGTTCGTAAGAACATTCTCATGATGGATGACGAAGAGATTGAAGAAATTCAAAGTCAGATAGAAGAAGAACAAGCAGCAGCAACACCCACTGACGAAAATGGTAATCCAATTCCAACAGACGATCAGGGTAATCCATTATCTGCGCCTGCACCAACACCAAATATTGTTCCACCAACTCCGCAAGAAGCAATGATGCAGCAATACATGGCACAGCAGGGCGTACCGCCAGAACAACAACCAGTTCAAGATGGTACAGGTAAAGATCAAATGGATCCATTAGAGATGGGTCAGACAAAGAGTAATCGTAGGTTTGTCAATGATACTTTGGAGCCTGTACGTTGAAGAAATTTGGTGAATACTTAGAAGAGAGTTTAGCCGCAGAGGTTAAGTCGGAACCTAAAACAGCAGCTTCAAGAGAAGCTAAAAGGCTTGGTCTGACTTATGTAGGATTTGGTCGCTATGCAAATAGCAAAGGTCAAGTTTCTTATATTGTAGATAATGACAGACTTATTCCATATAAAGGTCGTGAAGAAGTTCAGTCTATGTATTCGAAATCCTTATCTCCTTCTTCTCAAAAGAAAGATGCTAAAGGTAAAACTAAACCTGACGATACAGCATTTTATAATAAAGCTTTGAATAAGAGAGATCGTGAAGACAGTAAGATTATTAATCAAAAAAATAAAGAAATTCAAGTATTAAACCAAGAACTGTATAACTTTTACAATCCAGGAATGTTTGATCAGTCTGAGTTAGATGCGATTGAATGGTACACTGCTGAAGGATATGAAAGCGTCAATCCTTATTTGTATAAAGGTCATGATCAAGGAGCAACAAGCGATCATGATGCTATGATAAACAATACAATACAAGCATTAGATTCCGCTTTTGAAAATACAGAAGCGCCTTTTGCTTATACAGTATACTCAGGACTAAGTTCTAGATATAGTCCACAAAAACTTAAACCAGGCAATGATTATATTTTTAGAGGATATGTTTCAACCTCCATAGATTTTGCAACAGCGATAGATAGCTTTGCTGATGCGGATTGGACAGATTCCGCCGTTGTATTGCAGGTAGAAATTTCTAAAGGTCAAAGATCAATATATGTTGATCCTGTTTCCTCAAATGCTGGAGAAGGTGAAACATTATTGCCTAGAGGATCTAAAATTAAGATTATTTCTGGACCGCACCAGATAGATGATAGCATAGTATCTTCAAATCCTAGAGGCGGAACAATTCAGTTATTCCACTGTAAATTAGTGGAAGATGTATAAATATAAGAACTGTTTAGGAGTTAAAAATGTCAGTAAACAAAGCATTAGATAGTGTTCTATCAAATAACTTAGACGAAATGCGTACACATTTTTCCAACGCTCTTTCTACAAAGGCTGTAGAAAAGTTGGAAGAACGCAAGTCTGTTATTGCTAAGAACTATTTTGGCGTCTCTTCGAAGAAGGACTAATATAAAATGAAGCGCATCAAAGACCTCAGAGAACAATACGATCTTATTACGGAAAAAGAAGAAGCGGAAACTAAAAAGTTAGCCGCTCTTGTTCGTGCTGGTTTATTTGATGCTAAGAAAATGACTTCACTTAAACGCGCTCTTGAGAAGCCAGTTGATAAAATGACTGCACAAGAAAAGCGTATGTTAATTAATCTTCTTGATTCTCTTATGTCTGAGGTTCTTAATAACAAGACTGTATATCAAAAAGTCAAGCAAGATGTTATGAAAGAAGCTGTTACAGTTGATACAAAAGACTATCTTACAAAGATTGATCCTAGAGTTAAGAGATATGGTTATTCTCAAAAAGATGCACCATCTGTTCTTTTATTGAAGCGTAAGGCTATTCGTGTATTTCCTGATGGCGAAAAAGTTGCATTGTACTATGCACAGGCCATTGACAAGTATGTTTCTATTCCATTCAGTGAGATTGGAATTAATGAAAGCGTGTTAGGTGATATTGTAAGAGGAATTGTAAGAAATGTTGTTGGGGGTGATGACGAGGAATCTTCTAAGAAAGATGACAGCGTTGCCAAA